CGGCAACAGAAGATCACCCGGCGAATCGTCTACCTGCTGGTGGCCGAATCGCTCTACAGTCACCACGCTGCGGCCGACCAGGTGGTCGCCGCAATCACCAAGGCCCTGACCTGGGCCAACTAACAAGGAGAACTACCGAGATGCAGGACCACCAGAACCTCTACTCCGTCTACGACGTGAAAGCCGACCGCTACCTGCCGCCCTACTCCGCTGTGGGCGACGGAATGGCGATCCGAGCCTTCTCCAACGCGGTGTTCGACACGGACTCGGACTTTCACAAACACTCGACCGACTTCTCCCTGTGGAGAGTCGGGACCTGGGACCAGACGAAAGGCGTCCCCGCGACTTCCAAGAAGGAATGCGTGGCCCAGGCTCACGAGCTGCTCACGCAGTTGACCCTGGAACTGCAGGAGCAGAACAACAGCACCCCCCCGTTCTAGCACCACCAACCTGGACCCCGGGGCTTCGGCCCCGGGGCCACAAGGAGCACCCATTGAAAACGCGAGCCTCGAGCAAGACGAACGTCAGCGGTCAGTACCAATTCTCACGGATTCCGTCCGTGCAGATCCCCCGATCGACCTTCGATCGATCTTCCGGCCGAAAGGACACTTTCGATGCCGGCTTCCTCGTCCCCGAATTCGTGGAGGAGGTCTTGCCTGGCGACACAATGTCGATGAACGCCACGTTCTTCGTGCGCCTAGCAACCCCGAGCTTCCCGTTCATGGACACCCTCAAGCTGGACGTGTTCTTCTTCTTCGTGCCGAACCGTCTCGTCTGGGACAACTTCCAAAAGTTCATGGGAGAGCAGGAGAACCCCGGCGACAGCACCTCGTTCATGATCCCCACCACCAACCGCGGTGGCCTCGGTCAAGACACCGGGAGCGTCTGGGACAAGTTCGGGCTGCCCATCGGCCTGGGCGAAGGCCCCGACGTCAACGCTCTTCCCTTCCGTGCTTTCAATCTCATCTACAACGAGTGGTTCCGCGACGAAAATTTGCAGGACTCGGTCCCGGTCGCGAAGGACGACGGCCCCGACCCTGCCGGCAACTACTCCAACGGAGCCTACGGGTACAAGCTCCCGAAACGCGGCAAGCGGCACGACTACCTCACCTCCTGCCTACCCTGGCCCCAGAAGGGCCCTGCCGTCGAGCTGCCCCTGGGCGAGAACGCCCCGCTCACCATCAACGCCAGTGGGCAATGGAGCATGCAGCCCGTCGGCGGAGGGACTGCCGCCGGCCTCACGGGAGGCGCGACCACGCTATCCCAGGCGCAGTTCCCCTCCGCTCCCTGGTCCGCGACTGGCGCGAACCTGCAGTACGAGAGCGGCCTGACCGGCGAAGCCGACCTAACATCGGCAACTGCCGCGACGATCAACCAGCTACGCGAAGCGTTCCAAATTCAGAAGCTCTACGAGCGCGACGCGCGAGGCGGCACCCGCTACACCGAGATCCTTCGGTCCCACTTCGGAGTCAATTCTCCGGACGCCAGACTTCAGCGACCGGAGTACCTGGGCGGCGGAACGCTGCCCATCATGGTGTCGCCCGTCCCGCAGACGTCGAACACGATCTCGTCGGGCGGCGACGCATCACCCCAAGGCAACCTGGCTGCCTTCGCAACGGGCGCGGGTAGCGCCCAATCGTGGACGAAATCCTTCACGGAGCACGGCTACGTCATCGGGATCGTGTCCGCCCGGGCCGATCTCAACTACCAGCAACGGCTCGACCGGATGTGGACGAAGCGGGATCGCTTCGAGTTCTACTGGCCCTCCCTGGCTCACCTCGGAGAGCAGGCCGTTCTCAACCAGGAGGCCTTCTACGACGATGCCGACGGCGAGAACGAAGACGTCTTCGGCTACCAGGAACGCTGGGCGGAGTATCGCTACAAGCCGTCCGTCATCACCGGAGAGTTCCGCTCGCCCGTCGGCAGCATCCATCCGACGAGCCTGGACGTCTGGCATCTGGCCCAGGACTTCTCGACCAGGCCGTACCTCAACGCCTCGTTCATCGAGGAGGACCCGCCCGTCGACCGCGTGATTGCGGTCACCGAAGAACCCCACTTCCTCATGGACGCATTCTTCCGGATGCGCCACACCAGGCCGATGCCCACGTTCTCCGTGCCCGGCCTGATCGACCACTTCTAATGGGCTGGGGATCAGCGATTGGCGGCCTGGCCGCCCTCACGGCATCGGCCGTTTCTGGAGGAATCTCGATCCGGAACGCGGCCCAACAACGTGCTTGGCAAGAGCGGATGTCAAACACGGCCTATCAACGCGCCGTCAAGGACCTGCGAGCTGCTGGGATCAACCCAATGCTCGCGGGCCAACTAGGCGGCGCATCAACCCCGAGCGGCGCCATGCCTGTAACTCCGGACTTCGGCGCTGCCCTCTCCCAAGGTATGGGAGCGGGTGGCAAAGCCGAAAAGGTCAACCCGGAAAAAGACCTGATGCGGCAGCAAGCGAACGCCGCAGAAGCAAGCGCCGTCGAGCGCACGACGGCCGCAACCAAGAACCATCAAGAGACAATCGAGAGCATGGCGCGCGAAGACCACCAACGTCAGCAAGCTGCGACCGCGAAAGCCGTGGAGCAGCAAACCCGCCTGAACACCGAGCTGGCCGGCTACGACCTGCCCCGACGCCGCGCACATGCCGGAGCCTTCCGCTCGAACCCCGATCTCGCCTACTGGGAGATCGGAGGCGGGAGCCTCGGCGGAGCCGTGAGCGGAGTCAAAGCCCTGAGCGGAGTCGGGAAAGCCCTGTCCTCCGGCGGCATGCGCGGGCTCCAATACCTGCGCCGGTTCGGTGGCGGCAAGACGCCCCCGAAGCGGGTCATCAAGAACGGCAAGCTGCAATATTCCACCGACCCGACCTGGCGCTACCTGCAACGAAAGGGATATGTGAAATGAAGGTCAAGAACCGCAACGAGTACCACCGACGAGAGACGCTCATCGAGGGCGACTCCCTCACCAAGCAGCAATTCAAGAAGGATTGCGACGTCATGGAGATCGTCCGACGGCACGCCACGACCGGCCTCTGGGATCACCTCGAGCGCCGCACCCCGCAGTACGGGGATTTCTCGATGGCAACCGAGCTGCACGAGGCGCTTCAACTGGTCGACATTTCGCGAGCCGAGTTCATGGAGCTCCCGGCGAGCGTCCGCGATGCCGTCGACAACGACCCCGTCGCCTTCCTGCGAGCTCTCGCGGACCCGGACGGATTCCACGCCCTGGTGGAAGCCGGAATGCCCGTAGAGCCGACCTACGTGCCTCCTGGCACCCCCGAAACACCCCCAGCGCAGGGAGCGCCGCCGACCGGAGCGCCGCCCGCCGATCCCCCTCAGAGCCCTGGGGATTCGGCCCCAGTCCAGCCCCCCACTTGATGTAACTGGACTGACTGACCGCAACCCTCTAGGATTCACCCGAAGGGAGATCCGGAAATGAAGCGCAAGCGCATGTCGAGACGCCGCTCCAAGAAGCAGTTCCGGCGTGGGTCGAAAACTCACAAGCGGAACCTCAGCCACAAGCCCATGCGGGGTGGCTGGCGCATCTGAGCGGCGCACGGTGCCCGGGGCTTCTCGGACCCCGGGCACCCACCCTCCCCCCTGGAGGCTACAGGTTGGCTTGCTACCGACCCCTGAAGGCGTATCGGGCCCCGGATGGGAAGATCGCCTTCGACTCGAAAACCGGCTACTTCGATGCTCACCTTCAACTGGCCTGCGGCCAGTGCATAGGCTGCCGGATGGAGCGCCGCCGGAGCTGGGCGATTCGTGCGATGCACGAAGCCCAGATTACCCACGAGCTGGCGCGCGAGGCCGGCAGCCAGAAACCCTCTCACTCGTGCTTCCTCACCCTCACGTACGACGACCGTCGGATACCCGAGGACGCTCTGGACGAGGATGGCGAGTGGACCCGCTCCCTCTACAAACACCATTGGCAGAACTTCGCCAAGAAGGTTAGGCGCGACCTGGGCAAGTTCCGCTACCTACACTGTGGAGAGTATGGCGATGCGAACGGACGCCCCCACTACCACGCCCTGGTGTTTGGGCACGACTTCTCAGAGGACAGCTTGCCTCTCGAACGCGGCAGCGGAGGCTTGCCCCTTCGCGTGTCCGCTTATCTCACCGAGGCCTGGCCTCATGGCTATCACTCAATCGGAACCGTCGATTTCCAATCGGCCTCTTACGTCGCCAAGTACACGACTAAGAAGAAAACGGGCGACCTGGCCGACACTAACGAAAGAGTAGACCCAACAACGGGCCTAACATGGACCGTCAACCCTGAGTACGCGACGATGAGTCGCAACCCCGGATTAGGCAAAGCCTGGTTCGACCGCTATCACAAAGATGTTTACCCCTCCAACCACGTCATCATAAACGGCAAACCATTCAAACCCCCCAGCTTCTACGACCAACTTCTAGAGCGCCGCGATCCGGCGCTAGCCAAGCGCATGCGAACCGAACGCCAAGGAGAAATCCGGAAAACGATATGGGACTACACCGACGAACGACTGGACACGAAGGCGGAGCTGGCCGAACGCCGTCTGAAGAATTCACAGAGGTAAGCCGAGCCCTCTGGTGCGAGGCCCTGCAACGGCAACAGAAGATCACCCGGCGAATCGTCTACCTGCTGGTGGCCGAATCGCTCTACAGTCACCACGCTGCGGCCGACCAGGTGGTCGCCGCAATCACC